GCGTAAATAACTTTTGATAAATTACATCTTCGCCGATTCTCATAGTGTCAATATAGTCAAGTAAATTATTTTCAATCTGTTCGTCGCCATCGTCAGGAAATGGTTGACCTTCGGAATTCTTTGTTACCGTTACGTCAATATAAATATCAACGCTTGTCGGACGCGAGAATTTTATAGTTTGGTTCGTACCTTGACTATCTTGGATAATTTCAGTTTGCGTTCCGAAAAGTTGAATACCACCAGGTTTTGTATACCATATTTCGTAAGCAAGTTCCTGCCGTGCTTCTGAATCGTTCGGATGTGAAACAATAACTTCGATTGAGTGCGGCGGTCTTAAACCTATATAATTATCGGTATCATTCTCAAAGACAAGTGCATCAATAACATTCGACACATCTTGTATAATTCGCGAACGCATTGCTTCAACTGTTGCGGCACCCGCAATCCGTAAAGATTGACTTCTGCGAAGTCTCAACTCTGCGTCGGTTTCAATATCACGTCCTTCCAGAGCATCAACAAAATTTGTTACCGAATTCCAGCCGGAAATCGGAGTTTCTATTTCTGTCAAGGTACGCTGAGGAGCAGAAATAGAACCTTTTTCCATCGCGTTTGCAAATGAGGGTGTGTACCATGACATATTAGCATCAACCGTTGTGTCAAAGTTCGTGGAAATTTTCTTTATTGTCAATGAGCCATTTAGATTATCGGTCGCGGTCACGACTGTTGAACTTCCATTAATATCCGCGACAAGTGCCGCCGCAATTGTCAACTTAGTAGCGCCGACACCTGAATTAATTGCGTGCGGAGTCGCGTCAATAGTTATTGTATATACCGTTGCATCTATCACCGTATCAACGTCAACAAAAATTTTCGCAATTGACAAAGCAGAAATTGTTACATCGTTAATCGTTTCAAAAATATCGCCTTGTGTCAAAACACTTACTTGACTACTTGCGGGAACGTTTGTTCCTTCATTACCTTTTAGTGCAAGTTCGGCATTTGAATAAGTTGACGGAAGTCGATTTACACCTGTCAACGCTACCGCATAGTCAAGCGATACACCTTCGGCAGTATCAGGATATTGCGAAAAGTAAACACTTTCAAGCTGTTCCCAAATGTCAGTTGCCGATTTTGAGAAAACACCGATAACTTGACCGAATACGGAATCGGGACTTACGTTAATCTCGCCGAAAGTATCACGTAAATACTGTTCGATTTCAAGTTTTATATCTTGTAAACGTTTAATTTCAAATCCGTTACTTGTCAAGCCAAAATTACTCATACGATTTCCTCCGTCATTGATAAAATTCCGAAAGTAGTATTTACCGTAAAGTCAACTGTCAATTTACGGAGGGTATTATCATAATCAGATTGATAAGCGAGAATTTCATTAACATCCTCCGTGTCAAGTATCGTTACTTTTATTATGCTGTCAATATTTGGTACGTTCGGATTTTTTATAAGTATATTTTCATAGTAAGGCAAACCTACCGTTGTGTCAAGAAACCATTCACCGCGAAAAACCCATAATTTTATTTTCAGATTATACTTGACACGTTCTAATTTGTTAAGCATAATCAAATCAAAATCTTCCGTTGTCAAGTCATGTGTTTCCAAATCCAGTTTCAAGTCTTTCATAATGCTTTTACCTTATCTTGTCCGGCATTTGTTATCTCAATTGTAAACGTAGTCGGATATGGAGTCGGTGGCGTCCCCGGAATTTGCGGTGTCGCTGTAATTTGATTCGTTTCATCGTCAACACGTAAAACTAATTCTGATAAATGTTTTACCTTTTGACAAGTCGCCTGAAAATTCCCAAAGTAAACCGCTGGGTCTGGAATAGTCGCGCCCGCCCCCGGTGCTGTTACACCGGATACTTGTACTTGTAAACCATCCCAATAAATATGCTTACCTTGACATTTTGCTTTTCCAAATTGAAATCCGAGTGGCCCCAATATACCCGCTGTATTATCACTCGGTACAAGCGGTTTTATTGCTATTGACATTCCGAAAACTGCAACAAATTTACTCATAAGTCAACCGTTAAATTCCCATCGTTAATGTCAACCTGTCCACTTGACTTTATGACAATTGAAGAATTCTTATAAATCAAGTGAACACTATCATCGTTCGGTTCAAGTGCCGATTCCTGAAAAGAAAATAATCCCGGAATCGCTATTGCATCCGTCAAGTCGAATTTTCGTGGATCATCAGGCGTTGAATCTCCTCCCAGTGTTAGCCATTTGTCAAGTGCACGCTCTGAAAAAAGTAAAAGCACTCCGTCACCTCTTGACAAAGGAAAACTGAAACTTGCTTTCTTCGTTCGCGGCCATATAACCGGTACGCTTACAATTACTGGTAATTCGAGTATCGTTCCGTCAACGAAAAGTTTTTTAATAAGCGGCTTGACAGATGCTTTATGTTTTGAGCGGTCATATTCTTCAATCTGTCCCGGCAATACTGTATGTATTTCCGAAAGCATATTGACAAATACGGCACGTATTGCTTCACCTAAAGTCGGCTCGTTTATATCTTCACCGATACCCATTATATTTCCTTTACTTTTAAGAATGTAAAAAATTCCTGACCATGAGTATCGCCGCGATGTTCAACGTCAACAATCTTGAATAGACTACCAGAGGGAATCTCTTTACTTCCGACAATCGCCCCGCTATCCGGCTCTGTTATTGGTTGTAATAATGATTGAATTTTCCAACCGCGAACAGATTTTTTGCCATCTTTTTTTCCGTAAATGTCATTTATACGAGTTGGACTACCAATCATTCCAGTAGTTGACGAAAGAGAAATTGCTATTGATTTATCAGTTTTATTTTTGTCAACTATCTTTAATTCATTATTTTGTATTGACCAATTGAAACCTGCCACTTCTGCTAATTTATCAAGTGCAACTTTCGATTGACCGGCAAAAGCAAAACCTGTCGCATATTTTTTATCTGCAATGTCAAGTAATGCCGTATTAATTTTTTTAGGTAGATTTAATTTATTGATTACCTCTTGTAAAATTTGTTTTGTTCCAGCACCGTCCTTATGTGTCAAGGTAATTACACCGTCGCGTAATATTTTATCGCCATCGTTACAGTCAATAGTAGTAATAATATTCGGCGAATCATGTTCGTGATTTATAGTTGTTATATCACCTGTAAAGATAACTTTTTCACCTTCACTATCCGCATATCCCGCTTTTAAAATCAAAACATCTTCCGTTTCTTTGATACTATTTCGCGACTGTTCACTCATATTATAAATCTTGACAGTTGCGGAATTTCTTTGCTTTCTTGACGGATCAGGTTTCTTGACAGAAAAGGAAATGCGTAATTTACTAATACGGATACCTTCTTCGCCGGAACGCCCGATTTCAACCGATGCTACCCTATTGTAAAGTTGCTCACTCATAATTCATCTTCTGAAATGTAAATCAATATAAGTCTTCCATTTGTCAAGTCATTTCTACCTATCGGAGCATATTGAGTTTTTGAATCGCTTGTGTCAACCACAAAAAGTTGACCGGGCGGCAATCCCCTATCCGGATGTAATTCAAAATGTTCTTTACCAAGGAGAAGTTTTATTCCCGCAATAAGTAAAGTATTCTCAACGTTCCGTATAACAAGTGAATAATATTGACCGCGATAATTCCAATTAAATGTAAACCTGTATGGTACATTGTCAAGCTGTATTTCTTCTGTAAACGAAGCAAAACTTTTAAAAGGTAATACTATCATAAGTCAACCACTCAAAAACTGTATATTATACTTTTTAACCAGCTTACTTTTTTTTCTTCTTCCGGACTCGCGTCTTTCGGTGTCTGCCGCCCGGTATCAGCTTTATTTTGTCCTTGATCGTTGACACCTGCGGCACGTCCGTCAAGATCACTCACATTTGCTATCTTGACAATCTCGGAATCTACTTTTAAAATTTCAACAAATTCCGCCGTAAATCGTAATACATCCTGTGAAGGTTGACCACGGGGAATTGTCAAAGTTTTCATTATCATGTCCAGATAAAGCATCAAACCTGTTTCAATGTCAATAAGCATCGACTTGTTGTGTAAATCAATTAAGTAATCCCGTGCAAGTTCAATATAACTTTCTCTTCCACTTTGCCGTGCGCGTGCGTCAATCACACCAGCTAAAAATTTTATAGGAGAATTCGTAATAAATCCGGTCATTGACAAAGAGATAGGTTGTTTACGTACATGATCGGTTATCGTAGAACCGTCCTCCACTGGAAAAGAAGTTACTTCGCTATTGTAAATGTGATTTTCACTTACCGTTGCGTCAAGTTTCAAACTACCAATTTTTCCTTGCGCACGTCTACCGAAAAGTATATTTAATGGCATTATTCACTCTCCGGGCTTTGTGAAATTGCATTGCGAACCTGCTTGACAAGCGATAAATCTAAAAATTTCCTCACTTCTGTTTTCCAAGTCAAT